GCTGTATAAGGAATTACGTTATATACACCAAATTTTTCTGCGATCTCTAACTTTAAGAAGAAATCACCGTATTTACACATTTGGCGAACCCAAGACCAAAGATTAAACTCAATGTTAAGTACATCGTAGAATAGATTGTAAAGGATTTTTTGAATATCATCGTCGCTACTTCTGATTTGAAGCACCTCTCCCATATCATTCTTTAAAGTACATTCATCCGAGATAATATCAAGGGCAGAAGCTACAATAGCGTCGGTATCCATTACATCGTAATCACTATAAAGATAAGTTCTTAAATACTGGTATTGTATGTTGAATTGTGAACCTAAAAGAGATGTAGAGGCTGGGTTAGTGTAGATTTTTCCAAACCTGTCTACTAGAGAATTTGTTTGGAATTCACCACTGGTTTGGATATGATCCGTATCAACTACTTTTAGCTGACTGCCCCCTTCGTTTCTGATGATAACATCAGTCGAAAATAGTCTCTTTAATCTGGAGAATAAACTAGTATCAGCCATTTGTGTGTTTTATTATTATAAATATTAAAGGAGCCAACGGAGATCTTCCTGTTGATTACCTATTTTTTGTGTGTAAGGGTTTTGAATAGCATTTGCCGAATACGCTCCTCCATGTGTTTTTGTCATCCCATTTAAAGTAGCTCGGGTCATGTCTAGACCCTGTTGTTGAAATTTAAGTGATGTATCTCTTAAAAGCATCGCTATACCAAACGACATTACTAAATCATCGTTGTATCCGCTTTGTGCCTCTGGTCTACCGTTTTTCCAAATGAATACTTTCATTTCTTCCAGTAAACGCTTCGAGTGAATCGTTACAGAACGATCACCAATATATTCTCTAAACTTGTTTACCACAAGTGGTCTGGTTTTTAGCGACATTGTAAAACCAGGAGTTAAATTGTTGCCGTTTTCATATCGGTTAAAATACGACTCAGCTGTCACTAAGTCACTCTTGGGTGACTGGTAGAAGTTCTGATAGCCGCGTTCTATAACAGTTTCTATAGTTGCCCAACCTATTGAGGCATTCTCTACTACCAATAGAGCATTATTGTATTCGGCGGCTAGTCCTACTAGAAAATGTCCGAATTCTTTTGGCGATAATTGCCCCTTGTATTCGGCAACTTGGGTGTTTGTTTCGATATCGAGCACGTGAGCGGCCGAAAAGTCTCTACCATCACCTCGAGCCACGTCGGCTACAACCATATAATCTCGCGAATAATCAGCGGGTTGCCAAACCCATAGGTTCTTGTCTGCCCCGCGTCTTTCAACCGGTTCTTTAACGGTAGTTTGGGCTATAAATTCGATCCATTCGGGATAGAATACCGTTTCTCCCGAGGTACTAAAATCACAGTCACATTCCTGTGCTGCCATTCTAGGATCACCTAAAAGTTCATCTTGTCGTTTCCTCCACGCCTCGTCCCTCTCCGGGTGTACGTACCAAGGTAACTTGATAGGTAAGAAGTCGTTCTCTGCTGATTCTGCTCTCACCCATGTCTGGTGAAACCAGTTTCCAGTTCCATAGGGGGTTGAGAGTACTATTGCTCCACCACCCGTTGCTAGTGTTTGTTGTGCTGATGCCCATATTTCTCCGATGTTTTCGATAAACGCGGCCTCATCCACTATAAGCAGAGATACTGCTTCTGATCGACCAGCATCACCTGCTGCCGATACTGCTTTGATTTGAGAACCGTTATTTAATCTTAATGTTAATTTGTTGTTTTCGTCTGATGGTACTTTAAGCCAAGAAGGTAGGTTTTCATACATGAATTTTACCTTGGTTACCATGTTTTTAGCTGTTTCCTGTTTTGTAGCTAAACAAAGTATGTTTTTGTCTTTATGGAAAGTCATCATCCATAAAGAATATCCGGCCGCTAAAGTTGAAATACCTAACTGACGAGATTTAAGTACAACCGAATATGGGTTATCTTTCCAAAGATTAAGTACCTTACTTTGAAATGGAAATAGATTGAAGATAACACGACCACGTTGTGGGTGTTGAATATAACAGTATTTGCGCATAAAATGAGCCGGATCTTGGGCGCATTTTACGTATTCCTGTTGTATTATTTTTCTTAAATCCTGATCACTCATTTTCCTAGTTTCCAGTACATACGAGCAGAGACTACTGGAACTAGATTTTGATCAACACCAACTCCCAAGCCGTACGCCTGTCTTTTTTTATTTCTAAAAACCACTTCACCACCTAAATATTGTAATTGGTCTTGGTTTCCAGTTGCTCCAATTCCAAAATATAATTCTCTTTTATTTAGAATAATAGTTTCTCTAATGGTAGTTTGAGGGTAAGTAAAAGTATAACTAATTTTTCTGCTTTTAATCTGATTTTGAGATATAGTATCGATAATAGTTAAGTTTAAACTATCTAATACTTGTTTGTCCTCGTAGGTTTTGATAGCATAATAGTCTGATAAGATAGCTGAGGTATCAATTGGGGTACTAAATGTATCAATATCTACTTGAGTGATATACTTTACTTTAGGGGTATATACTGGGTATGTTTTTTCTATAATAAAAGATTCAACAATAGTATCTCTAATGATCTGTGGTTCAGTAGGTGTACCTTTACCTGAACAACTTCTCATTAAAAAAATCACAACTATCAACACTACTATAAGTAGTGATTGAATATTTTTAAAATATTTCATTACTTAAGCTTAGATACCTTATCTTCGATTTCGATTTTGGCTTTTGACCATTCTGTAGCGTACTTGTCTTTATCTAAAACACGGTTAGCGTTATCTACTACACCAGCATCTCTCATATCCTTTAGGAATGCTTTAACTAATTTAGTTTTTTCTTGAGCACGGAGTTGAGCTGTTTTACCTTTTTCAAGTTTACCACCTGAACCAGCTAGTTTACGTAGTTCCAAATCAGATGGTCCGTCTTGGTCTTCGCTGTCAGAATAGTATTTTTTAGTCATTGAGAATGTTTTTACCTTCTCGTCTTTTTTCTTGGCAGCAAGATTTGCTGATTTGGGGCGACCACGCCTTCCTGGTTCTTTAGGTTCTTTAGCTGGTTTGTTTGGATCTGCTTTACGTCCGCGTTGACCTACTTCTCTTTCGCCTCTTACTAGATCGATAAATTTATTAAGTTGGTTATCGAATAAATCGTCGTCTGGTCCTAGTGCAGCTTGAACTTTATCGTCTGTTTTAATAGCCTTACGGATGTCTTTCTTTTCTCCGTCTTTATTTTTTTCGATTACTTTTTCGATTGCTGCTTTTAGATCGCCTGCGATTTTAGCCATTTCATTAAGCGCCTCGTCTTCGGCTACTACTGCTAATGTGTCACCGGGTTTTGCGGTTGAGGGAATTGATTCTCCTTTTTTAATGATCATTTCAGCTTCGTTTAACTCGCCTACGATCATTTCGCGGATAGCTTTTTTTAATTC